CAAAACGTATAGAAAAACAATTTAAACCTACAGATGAAATAGATAAGGGAGAACCTACAGGTAATAAACTGTTACCTAGAGAATGTGGGTTCTGTGGATTTAGGCATAACTGTTGGTCTAAAGCACAATTCCTACCTAAGCATACATCTAGGGCTAAAAACCCACCTCATGTTTGGTATACTAAGGTAGCTAAAAATGCCCATATTTAAAACTCATAATCTTTCTGTAGCTGACTTTACAGAAAATAAAAACATATACTATTTGTTTCCTGATAATTGGAGTCACCAACAAGGCTCTAATATAGTTAAGATACTTAGAGATAACGATCATGGTATTCCTTTGTATACAGGTCTGTCTCCTATTAAACCTTTTGATGAAAACAGAGGTATGAAACAATTAGATGAAAGCCTAGAGATAGTAAAAAATGTTCTTATGCAGAAAGGTTTAGTAGTAGTTTTAATTAATGAATTTTACCAAGACATAGACTATGATATGGGTGAGTCTTACGAAAAAGAAATATTAGATAGTATACATGAATTATTAAGTATAGGATGTCCTAAAGATGTTAAAGTTACCATATAGATCAAAATTTGAAATAAGTATTGCTGCAGACTTAGGTAAGAAAAACATAAGCTTTGAGTATGAGCCTGCTACATTTTCCTACGTACCAAAAATAAGATCGTATACTCCTGACTTTTATATAGCAGAAAAAGATTTTTACATTGAAGCTAAAGGTAGGCTTACAACTAACGATAGAGTTAAGCACCTTATGATTAAAGAACAGTTTCAAGACCTAGATGTAAGGTTTATATTTGTACAGGCAAACAATAAAATATTAAAAGGATCAAAGACTACATATGCAGCTTGGTGCGATAGGCATGATTTTCTTTGGGCTGAAGGGCGTATACCTATGGAGTGGATGAATGAGTGATGATGGGATGACTATAAGTTTTAAGAAAGATGAAAATTTAGAAGAGTTTGTAAAGCTACTTGACTTAAAGGAAGGTAATCTTTATCTTATAATTAGACCAGAAGAAGATGGGTTTCAAATTATAGGTGCAGATAAGATACCTTTAGATACAGACAACCACATATCAACGAACATGTATGTGTTGTTTGCAGGTCTTATGCACATGGCTACAGAACAACAAGACTTAGTTATGGAAGCAGGAAGCTATGCTATAGGTGAAGAACTAGAAAAAAAAGAAAGAGAGAAGTTAAGAAAGAAAGGAGACAACATTGTCAAGTTCCCTAGAAAATGAAACAGAAATGCAGACACTAAAAGCATTTGCTATGACTATTGATTTTAAATATGATGAAGATAAGTTACTTGATGAGGTCCTTGCTCACATACTAAAAACCTACAGTCAACATTACTCAAAAGATAAATACCAAGCCACAGAGTTTATTATAGACGCAGGGCATGGTAAAGGTTTTTGTATCGGCAATGTGCTTAAGTATGCACAACGGTATGGAAAGAAAGGAAGTCACGAAGACCATAAGAAAGACTTGCTTAAGATAATACACTATGCTATCATAGCGTTGTTTATTCACAACAAAGAAGGAAACCAAGATGACTAAAAACACAAAGAAAGAAAGAGCCCATAAAGAAGATGGTACGTTTAAGGCAGACAATCCTGATACGCCAGATGAAAATGAAGCTTTTAAACCTATAAGATTTTATCTTATGAGAGATGAGCTTGCTAATACTATACTACAAAAATTAGCAAAACTACCTTATGGTGAAGTCAGTGAAATGCTTAATGGCGTAAGAGCTATGCAACACGTATTAGTTGACCCAACAACAAATAAAGTTTTGGAAACATCTAATGCAGAACCCACCAAAAAATAGAGCAGTCCTTGCTCAACTGACTGTAGAGTTAAGTCAGGATGGTAAGGTGTATCTAGAAAATCAATCTCTTGATCCTAAACTTTTTAGACAGGCAATGGATGATTGGAATGATACTTATGAAGGTACACTTACCTTAACTAACCTACTACATGAACTAAAACGTGAAATGGAGCTTTTACAGGAGAAAATACCTAGTTTTCTTAGGTAATCTTCTGTAACGCCCATACAAGCTTATACAACAGAATACGTTGTTTTGGTATGTCATCTATTTGGTAAGTATAAAAAGGGGCTTAGAAACGATTCTGAGAGACTTTTTTTTACAGAACCTGTGTTAAACAAATAATTATTACTGCGTATGATGCTATGTGCACAATATTTTCCATTACTAACTCCTGAACATGGAAAGGGTGAATATAGTTTTATTATACACTCCAATCCAACATTTGTCCAATCAATAGTATAAATGAGCACTATTTATTTTATAAATTAGTTAGCTAAAGGGTTATCGTTATTGCCTACCTTGTCTACTCTGCTCTCGGTTCTATCCATTCTGTTCTCAAGATTGTCTACTCTTGTAGTTAAAGTTGCTACGGATTCTTTTACTGGGTTAAGATTAACACTTTTTTTAGTCTTAGCTTCTATTTGATCTAAGCGTAAGTTAAACTGCCCCCATGTGTAGAACCCTCCTCCGATTGCAGTGATGACCCCCACAATGGTGATGTACTGCTGAAGTTTTGGTAATATGTTTTTCATATCATTCTCCTTAAGTTACCAGTGTCTGATGACACCTGCTATTATAAAAAAACAAGTAAGCCATCCTAAGACTCTATCTGTTTTTAATATAAATTTCTTTATTATATACATTACTTTTTGCCTACATACAAACCAAACCAAGCTGCACCTGCACCTACAATAACAGATACAAATGCTGATTGTGAGTTAGTAGGGTCTGGTAAAGTCATAAACCATGTGGCTGACTTGTAAAACATTAATCCATAAAGACTTATTAAAAGCCTTGGAAATACTCTCCACTTATCAAAACCCTCAGCATCATTGTACCATGACTTCTTTTGTACTTCTACTATCTTTATCTCTGGCTCACTCATATTATCTCCTATCTATAAAAATTCCTACAGGCTGTTGACCCATAATACTATACAAAGTATCTAAACTATCAGATACCATGTTCCCATACCCTGCATTATCTCCTAGAGTTGCACTTGCGTATATAGCAGTCGGTGCGTACCAGTTTGTTTGGTCTGTTATGTTAGCAGTGGTATAGTCAGAGAAGTTGGGTACGTAGTTCATGTAGGCAATCAATGTAGATTGACCTTGAGAATCATATTGTCCAGACTCCTCTTGTTGTGTTTGTGATGACTCTTGCTGTGCTCTTATGTTGTTAGCTACAATCTCTTCTGCAATTTGTTCTGCTTCAGATGATGTAACCATAGTGCTTGTTACACTTTCTATTTGGTTATCCATAGTAGTAACTTGTACCTCAGCCATTACCATAGATGGTGTATTATCCATTGTAGGCATTGGCAATATCTCTATAGATTGTAAAACATTGTTAGTTTGTATCTGTGCAGAAGACACTTGAGCTGAAATACTAGGAGAATTGGACACTGAAACAGTGCCTGAGTTACTTGAAACAGCAGAAGTAGTGGTATTGGTAGCACTAGATGAACCTGAGACACTGATATTTGTAGTGCTATTGGCTATAGAGTTGCTTACTATGGAGTTTGCAGAATTAACTACAACTACATTTCTACGCCTACTTCTTCGTTCAGATCGTTCAGGGCTATCTCCTGGCTCCTCAACAAGTTCCTCACTAATCTCCTCTTCTTCAAGTTCTTCTTCATATTCTTCTTCAAAGTTTTCTTCCGTTTCTCCAAGTTCTTCTGCCTCCTCAGTTTCTTCTACTATCTCTTCTTCAAAGTCTTCAAACTGCTCATCCCATTGTTCTCTATCCATTTCGTCTTCAAAGTCAAAATGCTCATCCATATGTTGAGCAAACTCTACAAACTCTTCTTCGGTTAATCTTATCTCAGGTAATATATCTAAAGGTACTATATCTATTTCTATAAAACTTAACGGTCCTTCCTCGTAATTAGCCAGAGTAACATCCCCACTAAAAGGTACATCATCAATATTGAAATTGTCTTCATGTTCTATTACATCCCTGCTATCAAATTCA